TTTTACGAAAATAAAAAATGGACATAAAAAGAATGTCCAATTCCAAAAAATTTTATAAACTTTAATTTTAAAATATGTTACCATAAAAAATATTTTGAAAAATAAAAAATAGAATTTACACCTTTATGGTGTGATGTAAAAAATATACCATTTTATGGTTTATAAATAATAATAATTATATTTTAAAAGTGTTACGTTTACCGGTTATTAAAACTTCACCAATTTTATTTGTTTTTTTTAATTTTATGAGAGATGTATAACATATTTTAATATCTTTTAAATATTTATATTTACTATTTTGTTTACATAAATCGGCAGCATAATATAATATATTACTTAATTCATTTGAATTTATATCGTCCAATGTAGAACATAATATAACATATGGTGAAGGAAAGCTATTTAAATGAAACCATAAATAATTTTCATTTATTTTGAGAGAATGATCTAAAATATCCCAATTATCTTGTGCATTTTCACCAATATAAAATAATTTATTATTGTATTCAATTGTCTTCATAAAAAAATATTATAATATAATTTTATTTTATTTTATTTTATTATAATATTTTTTATTTTATTTTATTTTTATAAACATTTACTCAATCTCTCGACATATCCATCGAGATAAATGTCGACAATCACATTTACAAGAAGTATCTTGTGAAAAAGGAATTGTTAAGTCTCTCCATGTATTTAAAGAAGTTGGTTTATTTATTTGATGTCGTGAACAACACTTACAGCAAGCAAATGTATTTAATATATCTCTATTATTTAAAATTTTATTTCTATAAAATACTCCATATTGTTTTACAGATGGACCCAATTGACAATTATACGCAGCAAAATTAATCATATTAGAAATATTTCTAACTTTTGTACAAATATATGAACGAACTGCCTTTTGTATAATGTTAGCAGCCCAATTATAATTCATGGACCAAATATAGTCAAGAATATCGTGGGGCAAATCAAAAAGCATACAATTTTTATAAACATTGTATTCGGAATACAACATTATAAGTATTTTATTATAAAGATAGTGGGTACAATATTATAAAAAATAAAATAATTATTCAATTTTATTTATAAGTATCAAATATATAAACATTTTTTATATAAATCTCTCTAAAAAAATAAAAATATATAAAAATATTTATTATATTTATTTTTTTTTTAATTGTCCCATTGATTAGAACAAGAGATTTTTATATTTGATGGTTGATTATATTCAATTATTTCTAAATCATCTTTATTACAATTAATAATTAATCTTTCAATACATACAATGCCTTTATAATGTTCATAATTTTTTTTATTTAAAATATTATATTTACAAATAATGACATTGTTACACCATTTAATTGTATCATTTTCTAATAAAACTATATCTTCAATACGATTGCCATAATCTATAGACACAGATGTATTATTTTTAGCTCTCAATATATGCATATTTTTATTAAATGGATTAAAAATATTATCCAAATAATAAGTATACATAATATTATTAATAATATTATTTGTTAAAATCTCTCAAAAAAAATAATAATATTTTCAATTTTTTTAAATAAACTTTATTAAATAAAGTTTGTAAAATTTATTTTATTATATTCTTCCTTACGTATTTTTAAATATTTATCATGTTTAATCCAGCCTTTTTTTGTTTTAAATCCCCAATCTCTATAATTTTTTGATGGAATAAATAATGTCCAACAATAAGGAATGTCTTTATCTAATTCTATGCGATGAAAAGTATTTGCCTCAGTATATCTATAAGATAAAGGCGGTCTCCAAAATTTACCTTTTTCAGTATATTCCCAATAACCACCATATAATATAATGGTTCTAAATGCCCAAGGATGGTCATGTAAATCATCAGGATCAGATTTTAAAAATTTATGTAGAAATATATTAAATGGAAAGTTAATTCTATCTTTTAAAAATATATAATATCTCTCGAGATAAGGTTCATTACTTATGCGATCGTATATAATACGTCTTCTATTAAAATATTCCATAATATAGACAAATAGATAATAAAGACTATTTACTAAATTCATTATAATTAAATAAAAAAATAAATAAAATATTTTTTATTCAATTTTTTTGAAATAATAATATTATTTAAGCATAAATAATATCATTATATTTGTTACTACAACCATAACATAAAACATTCCCTTTTTTTGCCTTTTTTAAACAACAAATACATTTACGTCTAATATTTGGATATTTATTGGCTACTGCTATCCAATCATTAATAGCATCAACAACCTCTTCATATTCTATTGTGTTATCATTAAAATCCATTAATTTAGTAATTGGAATACGTGATGTTTTTTCTTTGTCTGTACCGATGTTAATGCTAATATCAAAAGCAATTTCACCGCTTCTTAAATTTCTAGGTTGACTACGCGAATACCAAATATGATATGAAACAGGTTCTTCGTTCGATTCCAAAATAAGTTCATCTTTATCTTCATCATCTTCATTATCATCAGATAACTCATTAATATTATATGAATAAAAATACCATCCTTTATTTTCATCTAAAATCCATTCCCCATTAGATTCATCATGAACTTCAGAATTTTGCATAGTTTTGATTAGATTAATATAAAATATTAATAACTATTTTATAAAATCAATTTTATTTATAAACTGCTTGTTTTTTTAATAAAGTTTTATTTCTTTGTAAATTAATCTTTTGTAAAGGTATATGTTGGCTACTTTCACTATTAACCTCGCCATAACCTGATAAAATTTTTGGTGATTGTTTATAATTATCTGGATCAGGTATAAATACTATTGAACCATCATGATTTAATTCCATGGGTTCGTCTTGTAAGTTATCTAGTTCTTCATAAATTCGTGTTACATCTTTTTCATCATTACTAGCGACAAAATAAGAAATTTTTAATTCACGATTATTTAATATTTCTATTTTTATATTTTCCATTTTAAAGCCTTTTGTTGGAATATAATTTACATTTTGTTCTAACCATTTTTTAAATTCTATCATATTTTCTGGTGAATATTTTAAATTAGAAAAACTAATTTTATCTTCTATTTCTGGTGTAACTTTAACTTCAATATTATATCCTAATATTTTATTTGATTGAGATTTATGTGTTTTAGATTTAGATTGAGATTTAGATTTAGGTGTAACATTTTTAGGTGATTTAGATTTAGGTGTAACATTTTTAGGTGATTTAGATTTAGGTGTAACATTTTTAGGTGATTTAGATTGAGATTTAGATTTTTTTATTATTTGTTTGCATATTATTTTTTTATAAATAGGAGTTATTTTAGTATCTATAGTTTGAGATTTTTTAAAAGAAACATTAATATAACCATCATCATCTAAATTATTTAATGCGTCAGCCGCATTTTCAGCTTCTTCAATATTAGAATCATTTACATAGAATTCCATATTTAATGTATTGTTATCTTTTTTTTTATAAACATCATTACACATAGCAAAACCCAGTTGTTGTACTTTATATGCTAAATTATCTTGACACCATTTTTTAAAAAGATTAATATTCATTTTTGATGAAGAATAAGATCCAGAAGAGTTATTTTGTGAATTAGATTGATAAGGGTCATAAAGAGTTAGTTCAACTTTATAACCTTTAACAGGTTTCGGTTTTTTTATTTTTTGTGTTTTTGGTACTTTTTCTTTATTTTTCTTATCTTGTTTTGCTGGTTTTTTTTTGGAACAAGCTAATCGAATATCTTTACCAATATACGGATGATTTTTTTGCTTACCGGTAGGTATAATATCATTTTCTTCTAAATTATATTTTTGTTTACATTCATCAAAAAGTTTTTTAACACTAGGTTTCAATTTATTGTAATCAAATTTGTGTTTATTTGACATATATAATATATAAATATTAATTTTGTTATATTAATTAAATACTATAATAAATTAAATGCTATAATAATTGAGTAAAGAGGCAAAAGATAACCATAAAAATAAGGGAATTAATAAAATAGATGATTTATCATATGATTTTTTGGATAATTTATTATATGATTGATTGAATGATTTATTAAGTATTAAATATAAAGTAAAAAATGTAGTAATAATTATATTAATGAATGAATATATTTTAGAATATTTCCAAAATATTGACCAAGTAGAGAGAAGAATAGTTAAAATAATATAATATAATGAGAGATTTGTTCGTAAATACCATGAATATCCGATTAAAATTAATAATATTGGCCAAACAATACCAAAAACGTAAGGCGGAGGTCTAAACCATAAATCTTTGGATGTTTGTTTACTTATAGGATAATAATATGATACAATATAAACGGAAATCATAGGAATAAATAGATATATTAATTTATTCATTATATAATAAGGTTATATTTTTTAGAAAAGTCTTGTATGTATGAAGATAAATATATATTTTAATTTTATTTAATTATTAATAAATAAAATTAAATATTATTTTAATTATCGAATTCTTGTCCTCTATTTCTAGATGGTTTATATGGAACATAATATTCATTATAATTTTTAAGATTTCTTGAAGAAATATATTGTTCATATGTAACACTCGGTTCAGGTTCTTTTTTTACAGGTTCTTGAAGATTTCTGGAAGCAATATATTGTTCATATGTATTACTAGGTTCGGGTTCTTTTTTTACAGGTTCTAGAGTGTTAGCGTAAGATGTATGATATGTAACACTGGATTCGGGTTCTTTTTTTACAGGTTCTTGAATTTGAAATCCATTAAGTCTTGCTCTATATTCGGCATATGTTTCAGCTTTAAAAATAGCGGTTTGTTTTCCTTTTGGGTCATTTGGGTCATAATAAGTTGGATTGGGGTCACGTGTAGCTTCTCCACCGCCAAATCCTTTGCCTTCAGACATATGAATATTATAAAATGTTTTATGATAATTAATAGGTAATAGGAAAGCGTTTGAAAGAGTAATAAATAGAGTAATAAATAATTTTGATAGCATAATATGATAATAATATTAATTATAATCTTTTTAATTTATTTTTTTAAATATTATTTTGTATATAAAAAGAAAATGTATTAAATAAAATATAAAAAATTGATTTAAAAAATAAAATTTAAATTTTATTATATTTATAATAATGTCTATTATCCTATATTCAATGTTTTTCCAATCATTTATTAATATTAATCCTCATTTCAAAAGTTTTAATGATAACTATAGTGTTAAACCAATTATGCAAGTAAGTGAGCAAGTACCAAATAATCAAATTCCAACCGAACTTCACCAATCAAGTGTTCCACATTTTAATGATAAAATAGAGAGTGATAATACAATATTAGTTCAAGGTGGTTCATTAAGAACATGGTCTTATCGTTCTCCAGCAATTGACCAAGTTCAGGTAGTTTTAAGTAGTGACGGAAGACCATTAGATGCTGATATTGAGTTATGGCAT